ATAATGGGTAGTAATGCAACACTAACATTAGATAATGCAAATGCAAGTTTTGAAATTATATTTTCAGGAACAGCCCAGGGTTGGGTAATAATAGGACAATAATATGAGTAATTTTACAGATTTTTTTCCAGCACCTAGTGCTAGCGTAGAAGCAGGAACAACCGCCCAAAGGCCAGGTTCGCCAACTGCGGGGGTTGCAAGATTCAATACTACTTTAAGAAAATATGAATTACATGATGGATCAAATTGGGTACAGTTAGATAGCTTAACACATCATTTTAAAACGGATTTAAATCTTTTAACAGTAGATTCTATAACACATTTAACAAACGAAACTAAATATTAAAATAAATAAAAATGGCAAAAACAGTAATAAATGTTGGAAGCGCTGCAAATGATGGAACAGGTGATCCATTAAGAACAGCCTTCCAATCAACAAATAGTAATTTTGATGAAGTATATTCATTTTTAGGAGATGGATCTTCTTTAGCGCTTTCAGGGGATGCAACATTATCATCTGGTACTGTAACTATATCTAATGATGCTATAGACTATGAAAAAGTTGATAATGAATTTACTACTTCAAGTGCATTGACTGCAGGAGCAACTGTAGATATAGATTTTGATGCAGCACAAGTATTTACATTAACACCAAACGCTAATACTACATTTAATATAACAAATCCTAAAATAGGGGTAACTAAAACAATTATTGTTACAGGAGCAGGAAGTAGTTATACGGCTAATACTTGGACAGTGGGTGGATCAAGTGGAACATTTAATAAAATAGCAGGGGATTATGATGATACAAGTTCAACTAAAAACTTTTATCAAATTACCTGTGTAAGCGCAACTGAATTTTGGTACAGTATATCTCAAATAGCAACATAATATGTTTGGACAAGCAATAAATTTTGGATCTTTAGCTTCTTCGCCAATATTAGCAGACTTTTTAGTTTTAGCCGGAGGAGCGTCAGGAGGAGGAGCAGGTAATGAAAATGTTGGCGCTAGATCTGGTGGAGGTGGAGGTGCAGGCGGGCTACGTACATCTTATGGATCAACTAGTGGAGGTGGTGCTAGCGCTCAATCGCAAATTGAATTTGCTAAGGGTAAAATTTACACTATAACAGTAGGAGCAGGTGGGGCCGCTAGAAGTGCAAATTCCCCTGGCACAGGTAATGCAGGGACTTCATCTTCAGTATCAATAACAGGCACTAATATAATTACTACTGTAGGTGGTGGTGGTGGTGGTGCTACAAACTATGGCGCAGCAACTGGTGGTTGTGGGGGTGGAAGAGGAGCTTATAGCAACGCCTCAGGCCCAGGGCTTGGTACAGCGGGCGAAGGTTATGCTTCTAATTCAAATTATCCCGGTGGAAAAGGACGTGGTGGAGGTGGAACAGGTGCATCAGGGCCAGGTAATGGTAATGGTGGCGATGGTTTAGCTGTATCAATTACTGGTTCTTCAATCTACTACGGTGGTGGTGGAGGAGGAGGAGAAGGTAACTCTGGAGGTGTGGGAACCGGAGGACTAGGAGGTGGTGGAAATGGTCAACCAGCTTCAAGCACAGCGCCGGATACACCCTCAAATGTAACTGGGGGCACAAACCTTGGTGGCGGTGGTGGAGGCGCTTGTACGAATCCAGGATCATGGCCTACTGTAAATGATGGTTCAGGTGGTTCAGGAGGATCAGGTGTGGTAATAATTAGAGTACCAACAGCAGATTATTCAGGTGTAGTAACAGGCTCCCCTACTGTTACAACAGATGGCACAGATACAATAATAAAATTTACAGGTAGTGGAACTTTTAAAGCATAATAAAATAAATTAAAAATGGCACATTTTGCAGAAATAAACGAAAATAACATAGTGACACAAGTAATAGTTGTTAATAATAATGAACTATTAATAGGAGAAGAAGAGTCTGAAGATAAAGGGATAGATTTTTGTGAAACTTTATTTGGGCATAGAAATTGGGTCCAAACATCTTATAATCGCAATATTAGATATAATTTTGCTGGTATTGGCTATATTTGGGATATTGAAAATGATGCATTTTATGCACCTCAACCTTATGCAAGCTGGTCACTGGATGAAAATTTTATTTGGCAAGCACCAGTACCATATCCTGAAATAGAGGAAGGTTCAAACGATATATATACTTGGAATGAAGAAACACAATCTTGGGATTTAGTAACAGAATAATTAAACAAAAATGGCAATAACAAAAGTAACAGCAAACGTATTAGCGGATAATGCAGTATCAGCATCTAGTATTGCAGATGACGCAGTGACTACAGCTAAAATAGCAGATGGAGCAATTACAGCAGCTAAGATTGCAGATGGCACTATAGTTGCAGCAGAAATAGCAGATGATGCGGTAACTACAGCTAAAATAGCCGATGCAAATATAACAACTGCTAAAATAGCAGCGGACGCAATAACAGGGGCTAAAATAGCAGATGACGCTATAAATTCAGAGCATTATACAGACGGCTCAATTGATACCGCCCATATTGCAGACGATCAAATTACTTCTGCAAAATTAGGAGCGGAATATACAACATCAAGTGCTGTTACAAGTGCTACAACAATAGCAATAGATACTTCAACAGCAGATGTATTTACATGGACTGCAGGACACTCTACAACTATATCATTTACAAATGTAGTAATTGGCACAACTAAAACATTGCAAATTACAGGAGGTGGAGGTAGTTATACATTATCATTTGGTAATATTAATGGATCAGCGGGCACTTTTAATAAAATAACCGGAGACTTTGATGACACATCATCAACAAAAAATTTATTACAAATAAAATTTATATCAGCTTCAGAAGCTTGGTATACAATATCGCAAATAGCATCATAATATGAAAGCAATAGAAATAAATGGAAAAATTAAAATCTATAATAAAGTTCCTGATTCTTGGCAAGGCACAAAGCATTATATAAGTGGCTTTTCAAGTTTATCTGATGAAGAATTAAAATTAGAGGGGTTTTATAATGTAGTTAAGCCGGGGGGTATTGATGATAGAATAAACTATTTAAGTGATATATATTTTGATGCAGATAATGAAGTATTCACTTATGATATAATTGATAGAACTTGGGAATTAACATTATCTGAAATAAAACAAAATGCTATAAATATTGCAAAAACTAAAGCCAATGAGTATTTGCAAAGAACTGATTGGTATATAACTAGAAAAGTTGAAAGGGCTATAGATATACCACAAGATGTAATTGATTACAGACAAAGTATATTAGATAAATTAGCAACAATCGAATCAGATATTAATTCAAAAACTACTAAAAAAAATGTAGTTTTATATGATATAGATTTTGAACCAACTGAAGAATAATGATTAATGACAAATTACTTAAAGGAGCAACAGCATCAGCGGATCCTTTGTATGACATAGAAGCATCTAATACTTCTTCATATTCAGGAAGTGGAACCTCTATAACTAACGTAGGTACTACAACAGGGCTGACAACTACGCTGCAAAATGATAATTTTCAAGTAAGCCCATACAAAGGTAATTGGCATTTTGAAAGTACGTCAGACAAAATAACAATGCCTACTACTGCTCAAATATTTACATCTACTCCTACAAAAGTTACATTAGAAGTTTGGGTTAGGTTTGAAAATGCAAATTACCAACAATCAGTAATAAGCAATACAGATGGGGGTTCTTTTGATGGTGAATATAGTTTAGGTATGTTAAGCCTGCAGACTTCAACTTGGGAAAATTATATATTCTATCAAATAGGTCAAAGTAGCACAACTGGATATATACAGGCTCAAAATACAACAAGAATACAGCCAGGTGTTTGGAATCATATTGTATTAACACACGATTTTACGCAATCAACAAATGCTAACATTTTAAAAATGTATTTAAATGGTGTAGCACAAACAGTTAATATTGTTAATCAAGCTGGAACAATAGACGCAACAGCGTTTAACTCTAGTAAAGTTCATTGGGCAGGTAAAAGAAATGTATCAAGTGGTGACCAATATTTAATGGGTAATATAGCCCAAATAAGAATGTATGATACATTATTAGACGATGCTGCTGTATTAGATAGATATGATACAACAAAAGCATTATATTATCACGAAATAGATAGGTCTTATACTAACACAGGTATTACATCATCAAGTAATTCAGCATTATTAAGTCATTTCAAATTAGATAATAATGGTACTGATGCTGAAGGAACAGAAAATTTAACTACTCAACCTAGCGGTTATAATGCTGTAGAGTTTAGTGATAAATTTAATCTTTATAATACTTATGCTGCTGGAATGTATGGTAGAGCAGAACAAGTAACATCAGGAAGCAAGCAAGGAACTATAATGCAATTTAGCGGTCAGTATAATGGTAAAACCTTGCCAATGGCAGTTTCAATGTGGTTTCAAGCTGGTTCAACTGAACATTCAGCTCACGCACAGTATCAAGATTTAAAATTAATGTCTTTTGTTAATGGTAATACATTGTCTGCACAAATAGGAGGTAGAAATCGTTCATACACTATAACAAGTACAAGTACAAGCGGCACAGCAGCGGTTTCTTATGAAGGTAAAATTTGGGTTGGTACAACAGGAGGTACGGGTGACTTTCCTTCAAACTCTGTGGTTAATACAGGTGAATGGACACACATAGTGGTAAATTTTAACAGCAATGGTAATACAACGTCTCTTTATATAAATGGGCAGCTTGACAAATCTGTTACAAACTACAATCCAGGAAGTAGAACTTATGATGAAGGATTTGGTGGTGAGGATAATAACTTTAATGACAACCATCAATTTTTTAATGGAATGTTTGATAATATAAGGATTTATAATAGAGTGCTTACATCCGGTGAAGTAATAACTTTATATACAGAGGGAGCTAATGTCACAAGTGCTGTTGAAACAGGAGAAATGTCATTTTTAGTAGTTGCTGGAGGAGGTGGTGGTGGAGCTAATATATCACATAACGGAGCTGGTGGTGGTGGAGCTGGTGGATATAGAACATCTCACGGAACACAATCTGGTGGTGGCGCAAGCGCGGAATCAAAAATAAGTTTATCAAGCGGAACATATACAATTACAGTAGGTGCAGGTGGTTCTTATTCATCATCACAGCATAGTGCAGGTAGTAATGGTAGTAATTCATCTATTGCAAAATCCGGAATGACTACAATAACATCAACAGGTGGTGGTGGTGGAGCTTCTAGTAATGCTCCCGCAGGAAGTGGTGGTTCAGGTGGAGGGGGTCACAATTCACAAAATCACGGAAGCGGAACGGCTAATCAAGGATTTAATGGCGGTACAGGAAGTAGTAGAGGCGGTAATGGTGGTGGAGCTAATAAAACAGGTACTAATAGTAATAGCGATACCGCAGACGGGTTAGAAAATAATATTACAGGTGGATTAAAATATTACGCAGGCGCTGGTGGTGGTGGCGGAAGCTATTATATATCTGGAACAGATATAGGCCCTCCATCTAAAGGTGGTGGAGGACAAGGAATGAGGTATGATAGAGATTATTCTGGTTCAACAGCTTATGCGAATACACTTAATACAACTGGTAAAGCTAATACTGGCGGTGGAGGTGGTGGTGCTGGTGGCGACGCTAGAAATGCTTGGACTATGCTAGGTGGCTCTGGTGGCTCAGGAGTTGTTGTTTTAAGATTAAAAACATCAGAGTATTCGGGAAGTACATCAGGTAGTCCAGCAGTATATAATTTAGGTGATGATACAGTATTAGTTTATACAAGTAGTGGAAATTATTATCATTAAAATTTAAGATATGGCACAAACTAAAATAGAACAAGGTTTATTAAAATTTACAGAAGCAACTGATTATTTAAAAATACCAACTGGTACAACAGCTCAAAGACCTAGTTCGCCGGAAGCTGGTTATATTAGATTTAATACTACTACCTCTAAACTAGAAATACATAATGGTACAAGCTGGGCTAATGTGGGGCCAGATTATTCACTTACATTAGATAATGCTTTAAAAACATTTGATAATAACATATTAACAATGGACGCAACACAATATTAATAATTAAACAATGGCAAAACAAACAATAAACATAGGAACTGCAGCTAACGACGGCACTGGTGATACACTAAGAGACGGGGCTGATAAAATAAATGACAATATTAATGAGTTGTACACGCTTTTAGGTGATGGCTCTACGTTATCAATCAGTGGGGACGTAACAATGTCAGCAGGAGCAGTTACAATAGCAAATGATGCTGTTGAATTTGCAATGTTAGAAAA